TGGTTTTGGAAGCGCACCGACCAAAACTGAAGGTGCAGGAGTTGGTTTCGACTCAGCTAACGAAGCATACACTGCTCGTTATTCACACGAAACCGTTGCTCTAGCTTTCGCACTAACTGAGGAAGCAATTGAGGACAACCTCTATGACCGACTTGGCGCACGTTATACTAAGGCATTAGCCCGATCTATGGCGCACACTAAGCAGGTTAAAGCAGCGGCTGTTCTAAACAATGCTTTTAATGCCTCATTTACTGGTGGTGATGGAGTTGAGCTTTGCTCTCTCGTGCATCCCTTGAATGGTGGCGGTACGTTTGCAAACGAACCAACAACTGCGGCAGATCTTAACGAAACTTCGTTAGAAAATGCTTTAATTGATGTTGCAGCATTTGTAGATGAGAGGAACATGGTTGTTGCTCTTCGTGGTATGAAATTAGTAATTCCACCACAGCTACAGTTTATTGCGGATCGTTTGTTAGAAACCACTCTACGCCCATCAACTGCGGATAACGATATTAACGCAGTTAAAAACATGGGAATGGTTTCTGAAGGATACACAGTCAATCACTTCTTGACAGATCCTGATGCGTTCTTCCTCAAAACAGATGCTCCTAATGGCTTTAAGCACTTCGAGCGTTCTCCAATGCGTACTAACATGGAAGCTGATTTCGATACAGGTAACATGCGGTTTAAAGCCCGTGAGCGTTATTCTTTCGGATTTAGTGACCCACGTTGCGTATATGGATCACCTGGAGCTTAATAGATGCTCTTGTTAAAGTAATAGAAAAGGCGGCTTCGGTCGCCTTTTTTTAATTAATTTAAAAAGGAATAGTAAAATGATAAAATGGATTACTGGAAGACTATCTGAACCATCAAGTTACGCAGCAATTGGCGTTGGTGTAATTGCTGTAGGAACTATATCAGGAATTGGCGAGTTGGTTTTTGTCGGCTTGGGTTGTGCCATATTAGGTTTAATTCTTTCTGAAGAGGCTAAAAAATAAATTAAAGGTTGCACTCTTTCTTTTTACAAAGAGGTAGTGTAACCTGTAACTACCTTGACAGTCGCATCCCGCGACTGACATTTGCCACGACAAGGAGATTAACATGGCTAATACAACTTTTAACGGCCCAGTCCGTTCAGAAAACGGTTTTGAAACCGTATCAAAAAATGCAACAACAGGTACTGTTACAATTACCAGTGGTAATAAAATGGCTGTTGAAGCCGCTGGAAGTGCAGGAATAGAAGGCACTGCGGCTGTTTATGTAACACAAGTTGAGCGTTTTAAGAGTGATACTACTACAAATGTAAATATCGTTAAAACAACTATAATGATTGATTTAACAGGTCTTAGAGATGGTGGAACCGCAGGTGATATTATTGGTAAAGATGGTGATGGTGTTGCTTACATTGGGCAGGTTACTACTGCTAACACAGGCACAGTATTTGGTGTAACCATGCAATGTGTAGAAGCCCCCGCTGGTGGTGGTGCTGATATTGACTTGTACTCAGCTACTGAAGGCACAGGCGTTAATGACACCGCTATTGGAGATTTAACAGAAACTCAAGTTATCAATGGTGGAACGCAAGCGGCAGGAACATTAACTGCTGGTGGTGATATTGCGGCAGCTCAATATTTGTATCTTGTAGGTCAGGGAACAGGCCACGCGGCATATACTGCGGGACGTTTGCTGATTACAATCACTGGTTACGATGTAGCAAGTTAATAATTAAGGTAGGGGGAAACCCCTACCACTTTTATAAAGGAGAATAATATGGCGGGTTCAGACGTACAAGCCACGTTTATCGAGTCAGCAGCAGCAGATCCAGACGGAATTTCAGCAAGTGCAGCGGTTGGAAACAACGCTAATTTGGTTATAGGCGGAGCTTTAGCCAGTGGTGGTGCCGTTACTTTCGACAGTCCAAGAAATGTTACTATTACTTCTGGTGGTAATGATAGTGGAATAACTTTCACTGTTACTGGAACAGATGCAAGCGGCGCGGCTCTAGCAGAAACTATTACAGGCGGAAATGCTGGAATAGCAACAGGAACATCAATCTTTGCAACAGTTACTCAGATAGCCGCAGTAGGTGATCCTGCGGGAACAGTTGAAGCGGGATCAGGTACTACAATACAGGCTACTATTTTTGCAGGACGATGTAGATTAAAAGGTATTTATTTAGTCAGCACGGCTACAGGTGGAACGATTTCGTTTAGAAACGCTTCTGTAACAGGAACGGCTCTTTTACAATATCAAACCCCTGCGAGTGTAGGTTCGGAATATCCAGATGTCCCAGACAATGGGATGGTGTTTCCAGACGGAGCTTACCTTACTTACAGCTCTGTTAACGCAACTTCTGCAACGATCTTTTACGCTTAGAGGTTCCTATGGCTGATAACATGCCAAAGAGAAATAAAAAGAACTTTCGTCCTACTAAGAGTGGGGCGGGAATGACAAAAGCTGGTGTTGCATCGTATAGAGCAAAGAACCCAGGATCAAAGTTAAAGACTGCGGTCACGGGCAAAGTTAAAAAAGGTAGCAAGGATGCGAAGAGACGGAAATCTTATTGCGCTAGGTCTGCGGGACAAATGAAACAATTTCCGAAGGCGGCTAAAGATCCAAACAGTCGGCTTCGACAAGCTCGTAAAAGATGGAGATGCTGATGAGTTATCAGGTCAAATTAATCTTTATTGCTGCTGGAGTTTCTATTGTCGTAGGCGTTGTTGGCACATGGTCTACTTGGGTTACTCGTACTTTAGTTACTGTTGATAAAACTACGGCAGTGATGAGTGAGAAAGTAACCAGTAATCATGCTATGCTAACTGTAATACTAAAAAATCTTTCCGTAGAAAGGGTGAAATATGTCAACGTCAGGGACTAGAAACTTTGATCTTAGTATCGCAGAGATAATAGAAGAAGCGTATGAACGGTGCGGATTAGAAGTTAGAACGGGATACGATGCAGAGACAGCTAGAAGATCTCTTAATTTAATGTTTGCTGATTGGTCCAACAGAGGAGTTAATCTCTGGACAGTACGTTCTGCTACTCAAGCTTTAACACAAGGTACTTCGGCTTACACTTTGAACAAACACACTGTTGATATATTACAGATAGTTCTTAACCGAGATGGTACGGACTACGAGATGGATCAAATTAGTAGGGCTAACTACGCTACTATCCCAAATAAAACCACGCAAGGAAGACCTAGCCAGTACTACTTTGATAGAAAGATTTCTCCTATTATAAATGTTTGGGCTACTCCAGAGAACTCAACAGATACACTGACGTATTATTACATCCAACAAATGGAAGATGCAGATTATCTGTATAACAATGTGGAGGCTCCCTTACGTTTTTATCCTTGTATGGTGGCGGGACTAGCATACTATATGGCTATGAAACGAGCACCAGATAGATTGCAAATATTAAAGTCTGTTTACGAGGAAGAATTTGCTAGAGCTTCTGACATGGACCAGGACTTCTTAGATCTTGCTCTGAGACCCAGTGGTAGTTATTTGAGGGCAAACTAATGGCATACGCAAGTGGTAAAAAAGCTTGGGGTATTTCAGATAGGTCTGGTTGGAGATACCGTTTAAATACTATGCGGGTGGAATGGACGGGTGCAAAGGTTGGACCGGATGAGTGGGAAGAAAAACAGCCTCAATTAAATCCTCCTCCAGTGACTCCAGATCCTCAAGCACTGCGAGATCCTAGGCCTCAATCCAATCTGGCAGCAGAAAGAGTTATACAATATGGGTGGAATCCTATAGGTATGGCAAGTAATGATGGGTTAACTCCTAACGATCTCCCTGGAACGGGAGAGATAGGAACTGTAACGGTGGTGACAACATGAGTTTTACATATGCAGAATTAAAGACAGCAATACAACAATATGCGGATAATACGGAAACAACATTCGTTGCTAACCTTCCTACTTTTATTAAGACAGTAGAAGAACGGATTTTAAAATCGGTAGATCTTACAGACTTTAGGAAAAATGCTACAGGTTCTGCTTTTGCTAATGATCAATATCTACCAGTGCCTTCTGATTATCTTGCTTCATTTAGTCTATCTGCTAAATTTGACGGCACCATATCGGGTGTATCTATTACTCCGAAGACATTTTTACTTCAAAAAGATGTAAACTTTGTTCAGACGTACACACCAGCACCACAAGATACGACATCTTCTTTGTTACAAGTGGGAAGACCTTTGTACTATGCGTATTTTGATAAAGATAACTTCATACTTGCACCTGTACCTGATGACAAATACGAGATGGAGTTACATTATTTCTACAGGCCGCAAAGCTTGACAGCGGTTGGGGATAATGGAACAACATGGCTGAGTGAGAATGCTCCAAACGCGATGTTGTTTGGAAGTTTAGTGGAGGCTAATTTATTCATGAAGGGGGAGGCAGATTTAATGCAAATGTACAATGAGAGGTTCTCAGAATCGGTGGCTCGACTAAAAGACTATGCCGAGGCTAGAGAAAACTCAGACGCTTATCGAAGAGGGCTACCGGAAAGACGTAGGTCATGAAACTAGCTATCGTTGGATTGGGTGGGAGTTATTCCGACTATATAGCCGCTAGAATACGTTCAGAACATTTTGATGAAGTTTGGGGTATTAATTGTGTAGGTGGTATCATCCACGTTGATAAAACTATAATGATGGATCCAGTGTCTAGGTTCTTGGACTCTGATGACGCGGGATCTCAGACGGGGATAGCGCGAAAGTTCTTAGAGAAAAATACTAAACCCATCCTTACTTGTGAGTTGGATGATCGAGTAAAACATTTAGAACTCTATCCATTAGAAGCTGTAATTAAAGATTTAAACATTTGTTACTTTAACAACACTGTTCCCTATGCAATTGCGTATGCGATATACTATGGGGCGAAAGAACTTTGTTTGTACGGTTTAGATTACACATACAAGAATGTAAGTATGGCAGAAGCAGGAAGAGCTTGCACAGAGTTTTGGTGTGCAATTGCTACGACTCGAGGCGTGAAGATAGAGGTCGCACATAGTTCTGGGCTTTTAGATACGAATGTGCCAGAGAACGAAAAGCTTTATGGGTATCACAGATTGGATGATCCTTTAGTGCAGTCACATAAGTCGGGGGGCCTATTGATAACCAGGCAGTCTAAGGTGGAGCCACCAGAGCCGTTGGATCAAGACCCAATAATCTTTGGGAGACACGATCATAAGTACATGAATGGGGGAGAAGAAAAGAATGTCTAGCGTAAGTGGGGGATTAATAACAGGTTTTGCTACGGTAGTTTCATCAGACAATGGTGGGCTAAGTAACGATCAAATTTCTGATATGGCAACAAATAAAATTGTTGCTGTGTCCGAAACAGCACCGGAACCAATTAGGCAACAAGCGCAAGCTTTTTCAGAAAATGTACGAAATGTCGTGCATTATCATATTGAGTTGGCTAGACGTGAAGAACGTGCTACTATATGTCATAATCTAAGAAAGGCTGGTCACCCCGATCTAGCCGATACTGTAAGGAGAATATAAAATGGCAATCACACAAGCAATGTGCACATCATTTAAAAAAGAATTGATGACCGCTACACATAACTTTGCTACTAACGGAAACGCTTTTAAACTGGCATTATATGCTATTGGCAGTGGCGGTAAGTCGAGTACAACTGCAACATTAGGAGCCGCATCCACGGTGTATGTAACAACTGGAGAAGTAGCTTCAAGTGGAACATATGTTACTGGAGGATTAGCTTTAACCAAAGTTGCACCGACCTCTTCTGGAACAACGGCGTTCACTGACTTTGGGGATCGAAGTTTTACAACTGCTTCTATCACAGCAAGAGGTGCTTTGATATACAATGACACTAACGGCAATAAGGCAGTAGCTGTTCTTGACTTTGGATCTAACAAGACATCTACATCAGGTACATTTACTGTTCAGTTTCCAACGGCAGATGCTTCTAACGCTATAATCCGTATCGCTTAAAGGAGTAACATCCTTTGGCTAATATAGGTTGGGGTGAAAGCACTTGGGGTAATAATCGTTGGGGCGGTCAACTTGATGTTGCCGTTTCCCCAACAGGTGTTGCCGCAACTTCGGCACTGGGAACAGTAGCCGCTTCTTCTATATTTATTATTGAAGTAACAGGTGTTGCCGCGACTTCTGCGGTAGGTTCCGTTTTAGCTAAAATACCTATAACAGCCGTAGTAACAGGTGTTGAAGGATCCATGCCTTTTGGTGGCTGGGGTGAAGATGGTTTTGGAAGTACTAATTGGGGTGGTATAGTTGCACAAGGGTTACCTATTGGCGGTGGGTTAGTAGCGGGTCAAGTAGGAACTGGTGCAGTAGGCACAGTAGCAGTCGTTGCAGAAGGGCGTAGTATAGAGTCGGGCGTAGTAGCGACTTCTGCGCTAGGTACTGTTCTTGCTGGTGCTGGTGCAATAGTTACTGAAACGGGAATGGTTGGTTCTATAGGACTAGGGGACGAGTCCGTTGTAGGTACAGCACTTGTAACACCTTCAGGAGTTTCTTCGACAGTCAGTATTAGTGGCTATTCTGCCACAACGATTACAAAAACAGTGACTGTTCAATCCGTAAGTTCAGCGAATAAATATTTTATTGATGGTGTGCAACAACAAACACAAGAGTTGTTTGAGCGAAACACTTACAGGTTTGATCAGTCAGACTCTTCTAATTCAGGTCATCCTCTTAGATTTTCCACTACGTCCAATGGATCACACGGCGGAGGATCGGAGTATACCACTGGAGTAACGGTGAATGGAACTCCTGGTCAAGCGGGTGCGTATACAGAGATAACTGTACCAGAGTTTGCTCCAACTTTATATTACTATTGTACAAACCATAGTGGCATGGGTGGAACAGCGAATACACCTTTTGTGTATAACATACTACCTACTACAGGTGCTCCCGTTACAAATGTCCCTGCTATGACTTCGGCTCTTGGAACAGTAACGACAGAACACACATCAATAATATCGCCAACGGGGGTTTCTGGAACTTCTGCATTAGGCA